AGCGGCCCATGTGATGCGCCCCCAGAGAGGGAAATGTGAGTGGGCATTGTCATACTGGGTCTTTAGATTGGATGAATTGTCCTAAATGCAACCCTAATGTTAAGGCAAAATTAGTTGGTGTTGTTGTTCGTGATTGTAAAAAATGTGGAAAACAATTTGTGACCAAATCTAAAAAGAAGAAGTGTAAAAAATGCAGAAAATAGCAAAAAACTTTAAAAAGTGGAATTTCAACTTCGTACAGATAGAACGTAAGGGGAAGTATGCTATTTATGAGAAATATATGGTTAATCCTCCAGAACCAGATAAGAATGATGAAGAGAACCCAAGTATTGGCTTCGAAGTCATCGTTATCCAAAAGCAAAAGGAGCACGAAAGATTTGATCAAATATTTCCAGCCAAAGAACTTTATCCATCATCGGAAACGTGGGGTACATACGGACACACTTTCTGCACTCTAAACGGTGCGTATAAAAAATATAAGGAGTTATGTAATGGGTGATACAATGTTTTTAGATGTTAGTAAGAAAATGATCAGGTTTGTTACTATTGTTTTGTTTATGGTAGTAGCATTCTTTATTGGATTCTCAACAGGTTTTCTTGTTGGTTTTATGTCAGATGCCTCGTTCTTTATTCAACCACAGCCTCAAATTGAGCAACAAGAGAGTGATAATGTACATTTATAGGCACAAGAATGGAACATATCATTTTAAGGTTGATTGGGCAGTAGATTCTATTGGATCCGCCGACTATTTTGATTCTCCCTTTGTTGATGAATGGAAATACTTTGATTCTAGAAAAAAAGCAGAGGAATGGATAAAAAATGATAAAACAAAACGAGCCTAATTTCGTAAATGATATCAGGAGGTAATTATGAATGATATCTTAAATGAAATTGAGGAAATAGCAGAGAAAGCTTTGTGTTGTAAAAATGTACCATATAAGGTACAGAAACTTCTCAGTCAAATTATCGTTAGGGCGAGGCCACATGAAAGCACAACCAGTAATAATAGTGGGAAGAAATAGAGCGAACGACATGTTTTTTATAGTCAACGATCAAACCACGGAGGATCATCCGTGGTATCAAGGATCTAAGGACGAAGCTAAGGTTCGTGACATCGTTAGCCCAAAGGTCTTTCCATCTAAGTTGCAAGCCAAAAGAATTGTTAGTTTATTAACGAAAGAATGTTATACCACCGATTGGTGGACAGAAGGTTATTAGACATTAACGGACATGTCCGAAAGGAGGTACCTATGATGGCCAGATAAAAGGAGGTCGCCATGGGAAAAACCCAAGTTAAAATAATTACCCAGCGCGGTAAGAATACACGTAAGGGTAAGAAAAATCGTAAACACGGTAGAGATTTAGTTAAGTGTGAGAGGTATCGTGCAGCGGGACGTCGTGAAGCTAATAAACAAAAACGAGCTGATAAACGTGCCAAGAAACGTACCTGACGTTTGCCAACTTAAGGCTTGGTCGGGATACGATGGGTCGCTTAAGAGGCTCTGATTCGAATGTGGTGCCGTTAGGGCTTAGTACCCCTGTATCGGTATAATAGGAAGGTTTCTTATCGCTCGTGATGGGTGGTTGATTCCTACCGAAACTCTTGATGCATCCAAACGGCCAGATCTTACTTATTATAGATCTGAGCTTAGCCAGTTTGAGCCTGGCCATTCGAACTAAGGAGGGATTATGTGGGATGATTTAATCAAGTTTAAGCTACCAAGTGTAGTAGATCTTAAGGATAAAGCCTTATCATGTTCTTTTCTATCAGAATCCTTGATAGACATAACAAATAACTTCCTAGATTGGGCTCAACACGAGTCAAACGCAAAAGCAAGTGTGAATGAGTTAAAGATGATCATATCTGGCTTGGAAAACGCATATGAACGCGATTTACAGAAGAAATTGGCCCAAGACTTTGATAAAATACCTGTAAAACAACAGAGAAACCGTGATCTACAGATTGGGTGGATTTTAAACAATGATAAAGACTTTACAATCGCAAATGAGCTTATAATTGACAATAAACTCAAATTAGTTGCAAAACAGCATGATTTAGACCTAATACAGTCCAGAATGAGCGCTGCCAAGCACGTTTTAGATGTAGGAAGGTCTATATTGTCTGCAATGAAGGAAGAGCTTAGAAACTTATGAAAGAAAAGATAGAACAACTTCAGGAAGGTAAAAGAGTTACCATTAAGCCAAAAGGCAACTCTATGTATCCCATTATTAAGTCAAAACAAACGGTTTTAGTGGAACCTACAAGGTTAAAGGATTGTGAAGTGGATGATGTTGTTTTATGTAAAGTTAAAGGCAAAGTCTACTTACATTTAATAAAAGCCAAAGATAAAAAACGCGGCGTCCAAATATGTAATAAAAAAGGCCGTATTAACGGATGGACGAAAAAGGTTTATGGCAAAGTATCAGTTATATTCGAATAAAGAGCCAATTTATGTTCCAAACTATATAACCAATATAGCAGACACACTGTTTGCTAAAGTTGCAAACGTAGTAAAGGATAAAAATTTGGAAACGTTAAGGTACATACCCCATTGGAGGGTAAAGAAGTTTAGAGCACAAAGGCTTATGGTTTATATGTTGGAAATTCAACAAGCCATAGTTATATTTCCATGGTGGAGACCTAATTTCCTTGTACCACTGTGTGTTAAGTGTGGTGGGCTTACATATCCCGTACACGAAGCATTTGAAGATAAGAATGCTTTTTATATGTGTTATAATGATAAATGTGATTTTATTATGCATACAAATTATAAGTGAGGCCAGATGAAATTTGCATTAATTGGTGTTGCTGGATATGTTGCAAAAAGACATTTAAAAGCTATTAAAGATGTTGGTGGTGACCTCATTGCCTGTTTAGATCCTCATGATTCTGTCGGGATCTTGGACAGCTACTTCCCAAAAGCATCATTCTTTACAGAGTTTGAAAGATTTGATAGACACCTTGAGAAATTAGCGAGATCTGGTGAGGGGGTTGACTATGTTTCCATTTGCTCACCTAACTATTTACATGATGCGCATGTTAGGTTTGCAATGCGTATAGGGGCTCACGCTATTTGTGAAAAGCCCCTCGTTTTAGCCCCATGGAATATTGAGGCCCTCAACCAGATTTCTGAAGAGTACGGTAAAAACATTTATACAATTCTTCAGCTAAGACTTCATCCAGAGGTAATTAAGTTAAAAAAAGAAGTCGAACAATCTAACGAGCGCTTTGATGTTACTCTACATTACTGTGCTCCCCGAGGGACTTGGTACCAATACTCGTGGAAAGCTGACATTGTTAAAAGCGGTGGCATGGTTACGAATATCGGGATTCACTTGTTTGACGTTCTCATGTATATCTTTGGGGAATGCACAGGCAATAAAGTTGTCTATAACAAATTTGATACAGCAAATGGTACGCTGAAACTTAAGAAAGCAGACGTTGACTGGCAACTGTCTACTACGGGAAAGGCAATGAGAGTTCTGCAGATCGAAGATGAATTCATTAACTTATCAGAAGGCATGACGGGACTACACACACAAAGCTATCAACATATTCTAAAAGGCAAAGGCTGGTCTCCAGATGATTCGAAGCCAGCTATAAGTGTAGCATATAATATAAGGATATCTTCATAGTGGATGTTACAGCCATTGTTGTTTTTTGTTGTACACCAAAATTAGTTGAACCGTGTCTTAGTTCTTTCAGAAGATACTACCCGAATATGAGGCTTGTTATAATCGATAATTCTAAGGTTGATAATTGTGGCGAAGGGCCACAATGTGCTAAAGCTTTAAGAGAATATTGTAAAAAAGATAAAAACGCTGAATTACATATTATGCCTTTTAATATTGGCCACGGCTTTGGACTTCATTATGGGATGCTTGAAGTAAAAACAAAATACGCCTATATTTTCGAACCAGACGTTGATCACCTTAAAAAAGATTTAATAGAAAACATGATCAGTGTCGTGAAAAAAGAAACTTATGGTGTTGGTTATTTGTTTAATACTACTTACTGTGAAGGCCATTATACTACGGGGATTCCATATAACGGTAAAGGGGAGCGTTTAGAGACAATGAAAATGATATGGTTGTATTCCAGCTTAATTGTTACTAAAAGATATTTTGACTTTCTTCCATTCGACTCTGATGATGGGTCAAATGCAGTTCCATTACACAAGTCGTCACAGTCAATCCACGACAGCGGTGATGATGCATATGTTAGATTTAATGTAAATAACTATGTTATACATAAAGAACATGTTGGTACTAGGCATATAATAGGCATACCAACAACGGAGAATAAATGGAATTTATGGTAATTAACAGACAAATGGCACAAGAAGGTGCCTATAAGAAGCTTTTAAAAGAGTTTGTCATGGTGTCTATGTACTCTCCAGAGCTTGGGGAAGCTATATTACCAGTATACACCCAATTATCGGCAATTTTGCGGATAAAGTGCCACGATGTAGATTACAGTAAAACGGGTGAGATAACGGCACAACGCGGGTTTGAGGACTATGATGAAATAACAAAATTTGACGAAAAAATGGCCTCTGATATTATTAACTTCGTTTCAGAGCATGCGCCGAAGAATGTAGTTGTACATTGTGATGCTGGCCTTAGTCGTAGTCCTGCTGTCGCAATGGCTTTATCAGAAATATTTAATTATGGCGCTAGTTCACCACAATTCTTCGTGAGATCTTATGCTGGTGGCATGCATCTCTATAATAAACATATATATAGAACAATACTCGAAGTAGGCGAAAAACTGATGAAAGGCGATTTATCTTGAAAACGTTCTTAAAAATACTTATGTGGGTAGGCGTTTGTTATCTTCTATTTAGACTATCACAGTGTTCACATGATTTCCTGATGTTAACAGTATGAAGTGTATATATCTCGGGAAATCGGAGAAGTGCAAGAAACCAGCTCCATGGAGATCTGGTACAGGCAGCTTCTATTGTGACACACACAAGAAAGAGCTTGAAAAATCAGGCATGAAGTTTCAAAAAATCAAAGGAAAATGAATATGAATCGTTCAGATTTTGTAAAAAAGCTTCCTTTATTACTGACTGGATTACTATTTATACCGAACATTACCAGTAATACTAGACGAGTTGAGCATTATAATGACGGATGGAAGGGCATTGACTTCAAAAATGTAAAAAAGGATATGTATATCCAAATGTTTGAATCTGATAATAAACCAGTAATAATGGGGTGGAAAAACGGAAATCCAATGTATGGAGCCAGGGCCATAAGTGATGCATATATTGGTAAATCTGGAGTACTTACATTTGAGTCAAAAATATTGTAATAGGAGAATTATCTGCGAAGGAACCATTATGACAACAGGGATTGCCTTAAAATAGGTGAAAATGCGGAAAAAAGCTTTATAAAATTAGCGATAGATAAAGGTTATTTCATAAGAAAGTCCAATGCGGGCGAAGACTCACATTATCACTGGGATGTTCTTCTAAAAAACAACTGTAAAGTTGATGTGAAGGCCATGAAACGCATACAACGTTCTGACGACAACGTTCAGGATGAATGGACTTGGGTTGAGCTTCACGGAGTACGACCAAAGGATGATGGGTGGTTACACGGGGAGGCAAAGCTAATAGCCTTTGAAATTAGGGATAGTTTTTTGATAGTTAAAAGGCTAGACTTAATTGACCTTGTTCACAGATATGTGAACTTTGATCTCACGGCGAACTATGCTAGAGAAGCTCAGTATAAGGAATATCAACGTAAAGGCAGGGCCGATAAGATTACATTAATCGAAACTGAAAAACTTAAAGAAATTTTGTATAAAGAATGGAAAAAAACTTGACTTTTGTAATTTCGTTCTGTATATTACTACGATCTTTGAAAATAAAGACCTGAGTTAGGAGTGGCCGCTTCTAACGATGGTTGAGTGAGGTGACTGAATGATCGGTATGCAATGAGCCGATAAGGTACGTTGTCAGGAAGATGTTCCGCCGTACTTGGTAGCCCGAGTATGCGAATCGCTTCGTAGCGGGACAACGGTATTTTCATTTGTTTGAACTAGACTTGAAATCTATGTTCTTACAGACCAGTCACTGTATAGTCTGCCAGAGGAGTAAAATCTATTCTGGTTCCTTCGGGAAAGCCTGTGGAAATTACGAGTAATGATGCAGGCAGGCTTTAAATGTAACGGTTGCTGTAACGGCTACATGAGGTTACTCCGTGTTAGGCGGGCATGTAGAGAGAGCAGAACTATGGACACATGGAAAGTCGTGGCTATTATAACAATTACTCTGGAAATTGCGCGTATGGTAAACCGCGCCCTCACTCTTTTATATATAAGCTCCTTTAGCTCAATCGGCAGAGCTGGTGATTTGTAATCATCAGACGAGTGTTCGAATCATTCAAGGAGCTCCATGAAAACACAAACACTTTTAAAGATTAAAACTCCAGTTGGTGCCGCTACTTGGCATGAATATCCAATGTCTATGATTCTTCAAAAGATGTGTAGAAAAGTTGGTGCCAATTATTATAAGATAAATTTTTCTTCCAACGATTGGTATCGACAACACCAATGGCTAAGAGAAGAAGAAGAAGAGTTCCAAATATGGATGACTGAATTTCTTAAACGAAAAGATGTCAGAGGACATTTTCGTTTGAATAGCCGTACAACTAAAAAAGAAAGGAGTAAGGTCGCACACGACTTTACTTGGAACCACGGATGGAAAACTTATTCTGGATCATAGCACCGCTCTCGCATATATTGTGGGCAATTGCTGTAATGTTCAATGCTTGTGCAGATGCTCTTCAATATAAATACAGCACTTCTGTATTTTCTCTATTTAAAAAAGGGTCTTTTAATGAATGGTATTTTCGAGATCCTGATGATACTTGGCGGAGAAAATATAATAGTACAGAAGACCATTCTATGCAAAGAAAAAAACTTCTTGGAATACAGATACCAGCCGTTTTTTTCGATGGTTGGCATCTATTCAAAATGTTAAGACAGTTTTTTACATTTCTGACTTTCATGGCATGCACCGTATCAGGTACGACATGGGTTTACTATGAGATATATACATCAAACGATGTTATACTTTATTCATGGACAATTATAGGCGTAAGCCTTATTGTGTTCATGATGGTAACAAGTGGAACTCATGAATTATTTTTTAAGCATATTTTAATGAAAAAGAATTACTCTAAAAGGGGTATAAAATGATAAAGTTTTTAACCAAAGAAGAACTGCAGATTATTACCGATGCTTTACTATTTGCCTCCACATGTGACATCGATGCTGATTTTAGCGACGATAGTTATCTTGATCGGATGGTGGATGTCGCTGAAAAGCTAAAATCCAATCCATCTCAACGACTATCAATTTATGTTGGTGGCAAATTTGAAGATGAAAAACGTGCAAAACGAATCGGTAAAAACTTTCATATAAAACATGAAAAGTAAAAGCCACGTAAAATGTCCAATATGTAACACTGCAAATCTTCCTCATATAAATAATTACCATATATGCAGGACTTGCAATTCCTTTTACCTATTCCCCATAAAAACCAAAGACTATACTGACGGATTTTGGGATGCCTTTTATTCTCAATTCTATATAGATTCCGATAGGATTTTAGATTGTCATGATTTAGTCAACGATAATAAACATCTTTTTACTGAAGATGTCTTAGAGATAGGGTCTGGAATAGGTTATTTCATAAGGGCTTTAAATGAGATGAATATCTCTAATATTGGTATTGATAACAATCGTTCAGCTATTACATATGCTAAATTATATAATAAAGCTAATATAGAATACTTTGACGTTGAAAATCCATTTGATATGGTTAAAATGGACGATCGAGTAAGGGTTAAAACGGTTTGTATATACAATACACTTGAGTGTTTTAGAACACCAGTACAGACGATGAAGTTCATTAAGCGCTTTGCTAAGGCTTATATACATATTATTGTAAGTAGTCAGAGCGTTCACTCTATAACTTCTACTAACTTTTGTATGTATAATGAAGACACAATACGAGTCCTAGCAGCTAATATCGGCTGTATAGTAGAGAGGATTATAAAGGATGGAGAGAAGCTTGATGTCATACTCAAAATATGATCCTTTAAAATTAAAAAAAAGTACAAAACACGCTGCTAAAAAAGGCCAATCTTTATTTGGAAAGCCTTGCATGTTTCCAAAAGGATTTACCCTATTCAAAGTTCATAATAACACTAAGGATAGGGATGGTTGGGGCGTTTATCAGTGGATAAAAGATGACTCGACAACCAGTGCATAGCGGAATCCATAAAAAACAATCACTATTTGGTTATCCATATATATCTATACATCATGATAACCGCTTGTACCTATATTGGGAAGGTACAAATGAACTTATAAGAACAGGAGACACATTAGATGCCCACATCGCGACCAGAACCAGTACCATTTATCGTGAACAAAATAATAACCCTCAAACCAAGAACAGTATTAGATGTAGGAATAGGCTTCGGAAAATGGGGTTTTTTAGCTAGAGAATATACTGATATCTGGCTTAATCATTGTAATGACGTTGATGGTTATAAAAAGGAAAATTGGAAAAGTACAGTTGATGGAATTGAGATCTTTGATGGATACATAGAACAGTTACAACGAGAAATTTATGACAACATATGGATAGGAGATGCATGTGAGTTAATTCCAGCTCTTCGTACAAAATATGATATGATTATCGCATCTGACATGTTAGAGCATATGGAAGGTGAAAAAGGCTATGACTTACTTAGTTCTATCAGAGATAAGTGTCATAATGCATTTATAGTCACTCCTATAAAAGTGTTGGCCCAGGGCCCAGTTTATCAAAATCAAAACGAGATCCATGTTCATGAGTGGACAAAGGAACAACTAGAAAATTGGGGAACCGTTACAGTAGCTGGGGGAGCACATATACTTGAAATTCACAACAACACTTGATAATCTGTGGAGAGATGTTGTAAAGATTAAAGCGGGTCACCAGTGTGAGCGGTGTACTCGCCAAGAAGAACTTCATTCACACCACATCATTAAAAGAACTTACCACCCAACAAGATTAGATCTAAATAACGGTATATGCTTATGCGCTATCTGCCACAAGATTGCACATGATCACGAGGATATGTTTAGGTTGTGGGTCGCTAAGAAGCGCCCATTAGAAGCATTAGAAGCCAAAAAACATTCAACCGAGAAATTAGATTTATATCTCATAGAAGCTTACCTATTAGGCGCTAAATACGCTTACACAAACTTCCCTAAACTATCTTTATACCCGTAAAGGTATAATTTTCGCTATTTTCTATTTTTTATACCCGTTCAGGTACATTTTGGACGGGCTTCTTGCCAAACTCTATTTTATTAAACTTATGTTTTGTTTCTACTTATACTTTAATTACAACTTTTTAAGTATCAACTAATCTAATATATAGTTTAACTAATAAAAGGGGATGCAAGGCTAGGGCTATAGTTTTAGAAGATCAGTAACTCGCAGTCGTGTACTCTAAGGATCAAAATGTTCTTCCAGTAACATTTTTAACTAGGGTGCTCCACACGACCGCTTTGATGTATCTGTTCCCTGTAACCATGTGCTCACTTTATGTTCTTAGGAACAATACAAAAGTGAACACAATAGAACTGATAGACACTCGTAAAGTGAACTCGGTCTATGCTAATATCCTCACAGGAAACTTAGATACATAAGTAACTGTTGTTTAAAGATTTATCTATTCTGAAGGATTAGACACAATTAGCCATTGCTGTCTTACGGGGAAGAAAAAAAATATAGTCGGTTTGACCTACTACCGATAAGGGTAACGAGAAGGTTCTTGTTGAGGAAAGGTTTATCCTAGTTTCTCGTTCCGCCCGCGTCCTTTCAATTTGTAACCAGCGTTATGGCAAGCTCTTTTAGATACTGTGAGCTTTTGAGTCAATATTAACGGGGACGTTTAATTCATTCCAGCACGCCTTGCAGTACAATTCGTAATCTGGAAGCCTAAATTCTTTTATAAACTTAATGTTTTTACAGAACATATACAAATATCTTGTTCTCGTATTACATTTACTACATTTGTATTCTTTAGATTTTCTTAGTTCGTACCACATAAACTTGAACCAATCCATCTTATTTTTGTCTTCTTCGAACTTCCACTTTAAGTAGTCCCGTTTTCTAGGACTTAACCTATCAAATTTTTTTTTAGTAATAAAGACTATTTCTAAATCTTTTTGATATTTTTTTAAACAAGTTCTAAAGATGACAAATTCTCTATCGTCCAGCTTCAAGTTAGGAAGGGACTCTTGTCGTGTCTTCCTGATTTCCCATCGTTCTTTTGATTTATTAATGATCATCTATAAATACCCCTAATTGCAAAAATCAAAATGGTATGTTTTTTTCAAGATTTTTAAAGGCTTCAACGGCTTTAGCTACATTCTCTTCAACATCAGGTTGAGTCTTAGACATAAGCGTTTGTTTCTTTAAAGGTTCCTCCGCCATCTTTTTAAAGGTCATTCTAACTATTGTTGAAGGATTATACCATGTTGAGTTTCCATTTGGAGTTTCGACCATTATTCCTTTTTCATGAAAGATTCCAGCTAAATGGTCAGGCTCGCCTCTCCACTCTTGTTCTATCTTCATAGTAGTGCCCGAGATAGGATCAAGTACATAATATGTAACCTTATGCATTGGTGTCGTATGTGTTTTTGCTGATTGTCCATTCATAGTGGTGGGGGTGTGATTTGAACACACGATCTCTGGCTTATGAAACCAGCGGGAACGTCCTGACTTCCCTACCCCACTAATTGTGAAACATCTAAGTATACGGAATTTTTTTTCAAAAGTCAAGAAAAAAATAACTTGACTTTATAAAATCTTTTTCATAAATTAACAACATGGGTATAAATACTGTTTGGTCGGGGCCATCCCCGAGACAAGTATCAAGAAAAAGAAAAACAGACTCTCTAATGCAGGGCAAGCTTAAGGATGGAATGTGCAATATAGATGTAAATGACCGTAAAGCAATGTTCACCTTCCATAACAAAGGCAAGAGTACTAAGGGAGAGGTTGCGCTGGCTGGGTGTGATGTATCGATGTCTGCACAGGTAGCTGGTTCTGTCAACACATCTTTTTTTATAAAACTGTATTTAAATGATTTTGAAAGCGCCTTTCCAAAAATAGAAATCGGCTCTCTTTTTCATGACTGGGATATTACAATGAGTATCGGTGCTATTAAAGGGCGGGCCACAATAGAAGCTATAGATATATGCCAAGAGATGGATACAATTCAAGGGATTGGATCAATGCGTACATATGCTTATGGCGGAACTAGATATGTAGAAATAAATGGAGGAATAAGATGAAAGTTCTTTTATTAGGTGGTGGCGGTTACTTAGGAACTCGTTTAGCAAGTTTTTTAAAGTCTTTAGGAATGAGTATAACTGTTGTTGACTTGTTTTGGTTCGGTAACTATGTAGCCCCAAGAATTAAAACGATTCATGGAGATGTTTCCGATGTTTCTGTGGATCAGTATACAAGTTTTGATGCAGTCGTTTATTTGGCTGGTCTTTCAAATGATCCAATGGCCGAGTTTAGCCCAAGATTAAATTACATACACAATGCATCATATCCAATGCTTTGTGCTACAAAGGCAAGGGACGCTGGGGTGAAAAGGTTTGTATTCGCCAGCTCGTGCTCTATATATGGCAAGGGCCACATGTGTGGTGAATATGATAGTATAAAAACAGACTATCCTTACGGTATATCTAAATGGCAAGCAGAACAGGGCTTAGAACTTCTCGAGACCGAGGACTTTAAATTGACGTTCTTACGCAAAGGGACACTCGGTGGCCATTCGGAGAGAATGAGGTTTGACATCGCGGTTAACAGAATGTTTAAAACAGTTATAATGGACAACAAAATCACGGTATATGATCCAAATGCATTCCGACCACTTCTCGACATGGATGATGCTCTCAGGGCATATGCAAGCGCTGTCACTGCTCCCCCTCATATCAAAGGCCCATATAACATCGTTTCCGAAAACGTAACCATACTGGAATTGGCAATGAGAATAAAACAATATATGGAAAGCGAAAAGATGGCCGATGACATATTTATCAACAACTTGGAACAAAAGGAAATGCGTGATTACAGTGCCAATTGGAATAATGCGATGAATGATCTTGGATTTTCGGGTAATAATGCACTGGAACATACCATCGATGAATTATGGAAAAATCGGGATAGGTATGATTATGACGATCCTAATACTGTAAATATAGAAATTTTTGCAAAAATACAGGATGAATTATGAGAATAGCTATCATTGGTTACACAGGTATGCTTGGTAACGATCTTTTTACCTATCTTACAGCCAAGCAACAAGAGGTTCTTGGCCTTAGTCACGAGGATATAGAAGTTACAGTTCCGTCCTCATTTGAAGTAATGGACGACTTTAAGCCAGAAATCATAATCAATACGTCACAGTGCAATGTTGAGGACAGCGAAGCCGACCCGAAGAGAGCCCTTGAGATCAATGCGGGGGGAGCAGGGAACGTGGCAAAGTATGCTCAAAAATCTGGTGCCTCAGTAATTCACTTTAGTACTAATTATGTTTTTGATGGTTCTAAGAACATCTATCTTAATGAAGACGAGAAACCTTCGCCAATTAACATGTATGGTGTTTCAAAGTTAGCTGGTGAATACATGGTAAAGAATTATTGTGAGAAGCACTTTATAATAAGAACTTGTGGTTTATATAGTAAAATCCAAACTAGAAAGGGCCCTAGTCATATTCATGATGTGATCCTTGCTGGTAAGGATAAGTCTATTGACGCCGCTGGCAATTATTATTTTTCCCCTACTTGGACTTTACAGGTTTGTAAGGGTTTGGTACATCTGTTTGATGCGGGGGAGTATGGACTTTATCATATGACGTCCACTGGTGATTGTAGTTACTACGATTTTGTGAGTTTGATCGTAGAGGAACTCAGGCTTCCCGTCGAGGTTGTAAAGGTTGATATTGAGCTTGTGAATACTCCGCCACGTAGTTTGCTACATAATAAGAACCTTGAAGTTGTTGGATTAAACAAAATGGATTTTTGGAACAGTGCCTTAAAGAGATGCTTATTAAATTTTGAGGTAGCATGAGCCTTGTTAATATGCTTGGAGGTATTGCTGCAAGTATTAGTGGGCTTGGTAATGTATTTGCTACCTCGACACAAGCCGTTAAGCAAACCGCTCTTAGTACGCAAAATCTTTCAGATGTAATGACAATGTTTGTTGTACCGATGTATAGGGGTAAGAGACGGTCTCTTTTTAAATGTGATTTTGCTACTTGGGGATCTTCACAGAATATGAAGAGTAGGCATGTTACGGTTGATGGTTTATTTAAAGAAGATTTTGTATCACCGACATTTACTGGTACAGTCTCGACCTCTTCCACCAGCACAACGAGTACAATATAAATTTGACTTTTAAATAAAAAGGCCGTATATTAATGAATATAATGGATAACAAAAGAGGGAAAATAAGAACATTGATATTCAAGTGGTTCTTTATGGGATTTTTTACCAGTATAACTTTGTTAATAATAATCATACTTTATATTTTGGAGGTGTTATGAGAAAAGTACTTAGTGTCGGTACCATCATTGAAAATGCAGAGCCTAGTGATGACATTAAAATCGCTATCAACGATGAAGATATTGATGGATTCTTTGTTCTCTCCGCTGATTCTGGAAAGAAGGAATATCGGTTTATCGCAAAGAAAGAAGACTTTCGCTCAATCATGAAAGCTGTATTAGATGAAAGCGAGTGATATCTGTGGTACTTACGAAGAAGATCAAATTTGGTTTAATGGAGAACGTCGTACTATATGTTCTTATTGGGATTTGGATACTCCTGGTTTGTGTCGAAATAATTTATATAATGTTTGTCGTGTTAAACTGATAAAATCTGGCATAACAGATGGATGGTTACTAACCTTTATGGAAGATATGGGGTGCGTCCTTGTTAAAGAAAATCTTTAAGCTTCAGAATAAGTTTAATGAACTTGTCCTTGATAAGATAAATAGTGCTGGTTTTTGGGATGCGCTTTGTGAAAAGAATGGTTCTGGAGTTTCTAAAAGTCTTAAAACTATCTGGCTTCTTAAATTCAATCGCGCTCAAATGCATGAGTCGATGGAATTCGAGGATTCTCTACCGTGGAAGTGGTGGAAAAAGTCTGAGATAAATGAGCAGAATGCTAAGGTTGAGATTGTTGATGAACTTCATTTCTTAATTTCCAAATGTCTTGTTCTTGGTATGACCGCGGAAGAACTTTACGATCTATATCAGAAGAAACTTAATCTTAATTTTAAGCGCCAGAATGAAGGTTATCTCACTGGCGAATATCAGAAAATTAAAAATGGCAAGGAAGACAATGAACAAATCAAGTAAGTGGACGACAGATTCTGCAGAGACTTTTGTTTTTAGAAATTCTGATGTAATTAAAACTAAACTTGGATCCATTTTGGTAAAAAATACCAGTGCTGGTAATGGTGTGCTTGGTGCTATAGACTACTTAGTAAACTATAGGAAGTATTATATAACTATGGTTACGGAGGAAAGATTTGAAGAGGAGCGTAAAGATGTTCACAAACAATGATATCCTTAATATTATGTTAAACAACGGTATGGAATATATTATGGATAATGTTCCGATGAAGCAGATTGAAGACGAGAAGTTCCGTACATTAATTGCGGAGTATCTTGACCTGAGAAAGAAGATGGTGCAGTATATAATTGAGGGCTCAGTAAAGAAAGATAGTGGTCAAATAGAATTGGATTTAAAGTGATTGGCGTAATAACATACGATCACCCTCACAGGAAGACATATGACACACTGTGTTTACTAAAGGCTAAGGGTTATCATGATGTATCTATAATACTTTTACCATGGGAAGAGCGAAAAGGATTTGTTCCACTATATAAACACAGGCCGTATGGAACATCTGTTGATCCAGAATTAGTGATAAAAAGTTTTCAGTATTATGTGTATGATGCAGATGTTTCGCCTGATTGTGATGTGTATCTTATTGCTGGTGCTGGTATTTTAGGTGAGCCATTTTCTACTAATGGGAAGACAATAAATGCCCATCCAGGATATTTACCGAACGTTCGAGGGCTTGATGCGTTAAAATGGGCAATACATGAAGGCCAGCCCATAGGTGTGTCAACTCATATAATAGATGAAAAGCCTGATGCTGGGAAGATTCTCGATCGTCAATACGTCCCTATATACTCAAATGATACTTTCCATGCTCTCGCTCAAAGACAGTATGAGATGGAGATTGAAATGCTGGTTAGGGCCATAGAGTTGTTTAAGAATAAAAGTTTTGTTTACGAACCATTTGAAGGTGATTTAGAGCGGTATCCCTCTCATATGAGAATGCCGAAAAATAAAGAAATTCATCTTCTAAGTAAGTTTCAGAAGTTAGTGGAGAAATCGTGATACCTCTTCTAAACAAGTGTGTTGTAAATGCATGTAGCCCACGGAACAGACATAGGTGGATATGTAGGGTTCTCGTCCTTTTAATAATTCTGTTCATTCCTATTTTTCTTTTTATGCTTTCTATTGCACTTCCTATATGGATGAAAGGTTGTTGATTGTTTAAAATACTACATACTGCAGATAGTCATTTTCAGCAGAATAGGCTGGACGAATGTGTTGCTAATGCTAATTTTATTACAGAACATGCTCTTGAGCATGAGCCAGATATAATCGTACATGCTGGTGATTTGTTCCATAAGAATACTACGATCAATTCGCCAGAATATTTGGCTGCTGTTGATTTTATTAAAGGCCTGTCATACATCGCTCCTGTAATTATAATTAGGGGAAATCATGATCCAAATGGATGCTTGAGTGTGCTTGATAAAATGGAAGATGTATTTACCTTTGATGAAATGACAACGTTTAGATATAATGACATTACTCATGTTGAATATCCTTATATAATAGAGTTTGGATTAATTCCCTACCAAAAAACTACATCGCTTTCGGGTGATACTGTAGAGAAGGCCCACGTATCTACTGCAAAAGACATAAAGAAATTCATAATCAAGTTTGCTAAAGGCTTTAAAACAAAGGATTATGCTGACGATAGAGACCATTTAAAAATAATAGTGGCCCATATTTCTGTGGCTGGTGCTGAGCTTGCTAACAGTGAGCGTATCTTGGGTAATGAGGTTATGGTTTCTCCTCAGGATCTTCTTAAAGAAAACATAAATGCAGTTATGCTTGGTCATATACATAGAAATGATCAGGATATATTAGAGGGTACGCCAGTGGCGTATAGTGGATCACACTACAGGACAAGGTTTGGCGAGACAATGGAACCAGGGTTCTGTTTTTGGAGTTTCGATATGAAGGATGAAAAGTGGATTGGTGCAAAGAAAGAGTTTATTAGGACGCCAGCTCGTGATATGGTCAAGTGGGAACTAACAACAGAAGAAACAATGGAATATATGAGTACTGGTGAATTCCCGTTTGAGTTACTTCCAAATGCTGATATGAAAGTTGTCTTTTCAATACCAGAGGGAATGTCCTCTAAGCTTGATAAAGAGAAATTTAAAGAAGGATTTGATTTTGAGAAGTATAATTCTACAATTAAAGTTTCAACTATCGTGGAGCCGCGGGCAAGTGTAAGAAGTGTGGATATAGCGAAGATGAAAACGAAAACCGATATCTTTACCGAGTGGGCTGGTGTATCAAAAGTTAAGCTCACCAAGACAGTAAAGGCAAAATTTAATGAGTTAGTTGAGCAGTTTGATGATTGATGTTTACCAGTATATTACGTCGAAGTCTTTGGATGGATATAAGTTCATTTCAGGGGCTGGCCTGTCTTATCATGGCCTTAATGAAGAGGAAAAGATAAGTAAACCAGAACACAGAACACCAATAATAATTTATGGAGATAATGGTGAGGGCGATTAAGTGGAAGAATGGTACCTATTATATAATATCATCTTGGTCAAAGAGAAGGAAGCAAGTTTCCTTGTTTGCTGAGAAAAGGGATTCTATGGCTGATTACGGCAAATATTTTACTTACTGTTATAAGGGAGAATGAATGGAATACAATAAAACTGATATTAAATATTCGAAAAACTTGATTAATGACATTTTAGTTAGTATATTAGGTGTACCGAAGAAATATCAGGGAGGAAGGTCTTTCGGAGGGTACTGGTCACTTATGAATAAGTGGATATACAAAGACAGATATGACCTACAGTATATCTACTTCGTGATCAGCAGACTGGAAAAAAAGGAAATGAAGATGAACACTGGGTTTGTAGAAGGGGCCCTGCGGAGTAGTAATTGGATCGACTCCTATAATCCAGAAGAGCATAAACTACCAGCGGGCGGACAGAGAGACAAATTACTTAATGCTGGCCACACAATAGAGACACTTCCAGCACACCTACTTACTAGGGAAGAGCGGAAACAGAGAAAAGAAGTAACGGTTGAGGCGGTTAGCGGAGTGACGGACACACAGAGGGAGGCATTGACAGGGCTTCTCACACAGACAGGAGGTGCATTTGGAAGTAAAAAGTGAAGTAGAGATAATCGAACGTGGGTTTTTAGGGGCAATTTTAATGGATCCAGATAATATGGATTTACTAATAAATGTAAATAGCGATTGGTTTACATCTAATGGAAGAGCATTAATATTCAATACTATGAAAGATATTTATAGTGCTGGCAGGACTATTGATGCTATTACTATTAGATCAAGAATCGCTGGTTCTAAAGTTGAATATAAGAACGAAACAATTGAAGATGTATATTCCATGCTTAAAGACGAGGATATTAATCCAGCAAACTTTACATCATACCAAGAAAGTCTAGAAGAGAAATTTTTACAGAGAACAATGTCATTATCATTAAGAGCTTCAGTTTCAAAAGTACAGGACGCTGAGATAGGCTCTATCAAAGAAGTAATTGATGAAGTCGAGGGTGATCTATTTAAAGTTTCACAAAGCAGTGAATCATTTAATACAACAATAAGGTTGGGCAACGTTGGCGTAGAATACATGAAGAAGCTCAAGGCTATAAGAGAGAGTGGACAACAGCCATTTGTTGCTGAAACTGGTTTAAGAGATATAGATAAATTGATAGGTGGATTTAGTGAGGGAGAATTTATATTACTTGCGGCTCGCCCTAGCATGGGTAAGACAGCGTTGGCTTTACAGATTGCGCGTAATAATATCGCTAAGGATCGTGCTGTGGGCTTTATCTCTCTTGAGATGTCTCAAGAGGGCATCTTCCTTCGTCAACTCAGTTCTATATCGAAAATAAATAGTATGAGAATACGGTCTGGTCAGATAACTAAAGTTGAATTTGACTATTTAGCAAAGGTTTGGAGCGATATAAATGCTGATCCTTTCTATATAGATGATAAAGCGCCTTTAAATGAGGCGTCTTTAAGGGGAATAGCCAGAAGAATGGTTGCGCTTTATGATGTCAAATTTTTGATTGTTGACTATCTACAGCTTATGGATTCTAGTAAAGATAAGGAAAACAGGCAGCAAGAGATATCGTCTATATCAAGGGCATTTAAAAACCTATCAAAAGAACTAAACATACCAATTATGGCTTTGTCACAACTATCAAGAGCGGTTGAGGGAAGAAACCCGCCGAGGCCGATGATGTCTGACTTGCGTGAGTCTGGCTCATTGGAGCAGGATGCGGATGTAATCCTTTTTATATACAGACCAGAATATTATAATATAGATGCCTTTGCAGATGGATCGCCCACTACTGGATTGGCAGAGATAATTGTGGGTAAGGCAAGAAATGCCGAAACAGGTTCTACTAATACGGTTTTCATAAAAGATACAGGAAGATTTGAAAACCTAGCTAGGGAAAACATAAACTGAAAGGAGTTTACTATGAATGTAAACAACGTAACAATGGTTGGCCGTTTAGGTCAGGATCCAGAAGTCTCCGCCCTTCAAAATGGCGATACTGTATGCAACTTTTCTATTGCCATGACGGAGTATTACAAGAAAGACGATCAAAAGGATTTTAGCGAAGAGACCACATGGATCAGTGTTACCGCTTGGAGAAAATTGGGTGAGCGGGCGGCAAGGTTTGCACAGAAAGGTACCGAAGTAGCGGTGCAAGGTAAGTTGCGGGAAAAGAAATGGGAAGATAAGGAAACTGGAGCGAAACGTTCCCGCGTGTATGTTCTGGCTAATAAACTTGATTTTGGTGAAGGCCGCATTAAGGTGGACAAGGACGCTAAACAGGCTCCGCCTGCCAATCAAGATGCGCCCGCTAACGCAGATGGGCAAGCTAAAACGGAAGACGAAGATGATTTGCCTTTTTGAAGGGTAGAATAATGGAACTTTACCATTCTAATTGCGTATACCTCTTTAACTATAAAATAGAGAGGTATATGTTATGAAAAAGAGATGTAAAGAATGTGGTGAGATTAAAGATATTGGATGGTTTTACAGGGCTGGTAATATAGACGGCAGATCCAATGAGTGTAAGGTTTGTGCAAGGGCTCGTGTTAAGGTAAGAGAGATTAAGCGTAAGGAAGATCCAGAGTGGGTAATTAAAGAACGTGTTAGGAACCGTGAAAAGTATCACCGCTTGTATAAGGGTAATGGTCAAAATGGCACGAGCGAGGCTAAAGCAGCGTGGATAGTACGAAATTCTATAAAGCGTTCGGCTCACAATCTAGCAAGAAATGCTTTGCGAAGTGGGCAATTAGAAAAAAAACCATGTGAGATTTGTGGTAACGAAGATTCAGAGATGCATCATGATGATTATTATAAACCAATAGATGTTAGATGGTTTTGCAGAAAACATCACAACTCACATCACGTAATCATTAGGGAGAAAGAACTCCTTGGAAGAGAAAAAGTGGTCTGATTTAGCACAGTACGAATATCCCGAGGCGGCTGGAATGGTCGCCTCTAAGGATATTATTAAAATGCTCCACGATCGGTTGATTACAAAGGTCAATCTATTGGCGTGGAATGCTCAATTTATAGCAGATCTTGAAGTAGAGGTTAGTGCTATCAACGCTGCTATTAGTGTTATTGAAACTAAGAAACACCATCTTGTCAATTATCATTTAACTAAGTCATTCGATAAGATTCCAAACTACTATAAACGCAGCAAAGATTTAATGGCTTCGTGGATTGAGGAAAATCTAATAAAGAATGATCTTATGACTTTTAATGATAAGGTTGAGAAATATAATGGAGAGTTCATAAAAATTCAAAAGGACTTACTCACTTATAAGTACAAGTATGAGGTATTGCAGAAGTCGATTGACGTCGGCATATGTCTTGTTAATTCCATGAAAGAACATGAATGACGATCTGTATAACATAATGCGTGAGCAGGATAAAAAAGTCAAGCAAGCAGAGTTTGACACAAGAAGAACTATTTTTTTAATTGCTTTTCTACGCGTGATAGAGGTGCATGAGCATTCTATACATACGGCCAGACACTCTGATCGTGTGGCAACTATCTCTCATTTGATTGGGAAGACGCTGGGGTTGCCAGACAGAGAACTTGGCCAATTGTGGCGATGTGGGCTCCTTCATGATATTGGAAAGATAGGACTATCTTCTGATGTTATATTGTCTGATAAAAGACTTTCAAAGAAGGAGAGAGAAAGGGTTAAGATGCACCCTGCCTATGGTGCCAGAATTTTAGAGGTCGCCCCGTTTTTTAAAGTTGAGTCACTCGTTACAAGGCAACACCATGAGTGTTTTGACGGTAATGGATATCCTGATGGTATTAAAGGCAAAAATATACACTTGTTTGCAAGGATAATACACGTTGTAGATGTATATGATGCCCTTGTTGCTTTTCGTGGATATAAGGATTTATGGGGTGAAGGAAAGGCTGCTAATTACGTTGCTCTCCAAAGTGGAAAAATGTTTGATCCAAAGATAGTCAAAGTGTTTTTAGCAGCAATGGAAACAGAAAGATTCCAAGGTTTGTATAATGACCCTGAGGTTTATTCAGTCTATAAGGAGATGATAGATGAAGGTGCTACTAGTGGGAGTGTCGGGTAAGGCGGGGCATGGAAAAGATACCTTGTCTGATATAATATTCAATTCTTTTGAAAAAGATGTTGATGTTGGGAAAAAGATTTATTTTGCTGGTATGTTAAAAGATCTTGCTCAGAGGACTTTTGATTTAGCTGATCATAGTTTGTGGGATGAGAAAGGAAAAGAAGAACCTATAGAACACTTGGGTGGTCTTACTGGTGGAGATGTTCTACAGAAGTTCGGTCAGGCCGTTCGTGTTATATATCCAGATATGTGGGTATATCATTATCTAAGGGCTGTTGGTTTTAGTATTGCTGAGTTTAGTAATGTGGATAGAATGATTATCTGCTCACCAGACGTAAGACATGTAAATGAATTTGAGACTATAATGAATTGTTATAAAGGCAAGATTCCAGGCCCAGGAATTTCTTTTAAATCTATGCTTGTTCGTACTGTCAGGCCAGGTCATAAGGCAAAGAGAGATCCAAACCATCCATCTGAAATAGCGTTAGACAATGAAGACAGGTGGAATCATATTGTTGTTGCTGAAAATTTAGCGCAGCTTGAATATGCAGCAAGTCCAATAATAGCAGATATTAAGGAATACTTTAACATCTAATTTTTTTATAGTATCATGTGAAAGTTTTCACGAGGGTTTATGCCAAGTTATAAATATGCGGAAATATCGAATAGCGACAAAATAGATTTTTATTCAGAAGAAGACGGTTTGTGGGGAGACTACAAAAGGATGCACGAATTCGTTCAGTGGAGATTTATTAAAACTGTTGCCAGAAGATACCTATCATCAAAACATTATCAAATATTTGTACTGCAAGGCGAGAGAGGCTTTAAACAAGAGGACTTGGGAACAGCGATGGGATGTTCAAGACAGCTTGCGGTATATCATTTGAAGCTTGGGTTAGAGGTATTAAGGGATGTATTTGCAATTTTTTTGCAAAATAGGGTATATATGAGGGGTGGTTTTCCAGCACATTGTGAATACGAAAACCAACTAAGGAGAAATTTGTATAATGACAGATTCAGAGAGACCAAAAACTAAATTTAAATGCGCGAATACTAAGTGCGCTGCTCATGATCGTTTCGTTATAGGGCCAGTATATCTTCATAAACAAAAGAAATACTGTCTTCCTTGTTATAAAAAACTCATAGCTAGACTTCCAGCTATAGCTAATCGTGAGACAAGACCAATATATATAGCATAAATTATGTCAAATTCTATAACAGAAGAGACCACAGAGGGTCTCAATCTAAATCCAGATATAGATAGCTTTGATATACCGAAAGATGATTATCAAAAGATACTCAACGGTATGTTCATGGCTTTCCTTGGAAAGGTAAAAGATTGTGACTCAGAAGCCACTACGGAAGCGTATTGCAGAAAGGTATTAAAACAATGTTCTAGTTGTTTTAAACCAGATGGTAAGATATGGAGAAAGCCGCCAGGTAAGGACGCTGCTGATTGGTATGAAAAGCTTGCTCTAAGACTTAAGGTTTTCGGGTATGATATTACTACCCAGTCTTTGATAGGTAGAAGAGAATCAAAAATCTCCTCAAAGATTAAGGATCTTAATAAAAGAGATAAGAAAGATGTTGATCCAAATGATCGAACATTTACCCTGCAGGAGCAGGCAATATTTGATGAATTTAAGGAGAAATTCAGAAAAGATTTTCCTAGTTCTACTACCACCGCCGACGAGCTAATGATTGAAAGACTTGCTTTCTTATCTGTGCTTAACGCAAGGGATATAAAGCTTGTTTCCCTCAGTAGAGATCTTACAAAAGAAATAAAAGATCTTACGGAGAGCCTTGGCGTTTCAGGCAAACAGAGGCAGGCCGTTATGGGAGATGATAATAGCGGTACTCTTGAGCAATTGAGCATGAAATATAGAAAGACTTTAGCTGAGCATATTGAAATTGAGTCTTTTTGGAAGTTCGAAGAGATGAAGAGTGTTGTAAATGCCGTGGAGCGTGGGACTACAGAAGAATTTTTGGCCATGTCTTGGTATAAGATTTTGTATGGTGATATGGTTGGTGATAAGCCAGCAACATATGATGGTGTCAAAAAGTTTATAAAGAAGGGATTCCATGAGCGAGGTTAAACTATCCCGAGAAGAATTGTTTCTCATGCCTCAAATGTATCTTTTCTATAGGCATTACCCAGTATTGGCTATTCGTGATCTGTTAGGAATAACTTTATCTACACATCAAAGGTTAGATTTGAGGTTAAACTGGCAAACAGAAGCCAGGGATATTATAAGAATCTTCTCCCGTGGTATGTCAAAAACTTTTGGTGAAGCAATATTTGCTATTTTGTCATGTGTTTTATATCCAAGGTTAAAAGTTCTCTCGCTTGGAGCTGAAGGTTTTCGGCAGGGCAAGATGATTCTTGAAGAGGCCGAAAGTATTATTCGATGTGAGAAGGATGGTCAAGAGGATGATGGTTTTGTAAGGGCTATGGTTAACACTGGTGGTAAAAGATTGTCTGGTAGCCTTATACGTAAGGATCCTGACCTTTGGAAGATTGAATTTCTTAATCGTAGTGTTATTGGCACTGCCCCCCTTGGCGCTAAGGGTGAAGCAATTCGTGGTTTTCGTGCAAACATTACACAGGTTGATGAGCGCCGCGGCCTAAAGAAAGAAATAAAAGATCGTGTTATACGTCCATTCTCTATTATAGATTACAACGTCATAACACAAAAAGCAGAGTATGAGAATAAGAATATAGATTCAGGAACTCTTCAATACGCGGAAGATGATTATACGAAGGAACTTGAAGAGTATATGCGCCTCATAAAAGAGGGTAGCCAGAAACATCTTGTTGTTAAGTTTATCTACCCCGATGCCTTTGACGAGGCGGAAGAGGGCGATGATTACAAGTATGATTGTAAGTATTTCAATAAAAAGTTAAAGTTTTGGAGCGTTCCTTATGGTATCAGGGTTGACGATATTGAAGGAGAGCTTGACAAGATAACTACAGATATTGAATCTTGGCGTAGTGAGCACTTGTGTGTTCCGATGAGGGCAACTGGTGATTACTATTCATTTGCATTAATAAATTCCGTTGGTCAGAAGAGAGTTTTTACCGATGAACAATACATGGAATTAACAAAAGCAGATGAAGAGAATTCTACAATGTATCTTCGCCCTAAGTTAAAATGTAAAGATCCTTGTATTCTCAGTGTTGATGTCGCTAGGGAGCATGATATGACGGCATTTACTGTTACTAGGATGGGCCCGCTTTCTGAGGAAATATGGAACCCTGTTATTCAGGAAGGCAAAACGAAGTATTGTAATACTATATGGGCCTATCAAGAAAAGCACATGCAAGATACTGACACAGCCATTAAGATCTATGAGATAATGGATATGTTCGAAAATATAGTTATTGTAGCCATGGATAAGCGTGGTGGCGGATCGAGTGTTAGGGATCAGTTATATAGGATTGTCAAGGAGGGCATTGCGCCTGACTATGAGATACTATTTGATCCAAATGATGATGATGAGGGTGGTATTGCAGATTTGTTAAAAGATAAACGTGGTCAGATGACAAGTTTTAATGATAGGCTTCGCCTTGTATCATATTCAGATGAAGATAATACTAAGGTTAATAGGAGCCTCAAGACTGCGATGGGTGAAGAAAGATTTTACTTTTGCGGTGGTGATGAAAAGGTTGATGAGGAAATACAGTTTGTTCGTGATTATATTAATGTCGCACCTCGTCAGTTTAGGATGATTAAGATAAAGCCTACTAAAAATTGGCTTAACTTTACAACTCCTAATCCAGATGTGGACTTGAAGGATATGTATTCCTCTACGGTCTATGGTTGGGGAGAGATAATGAAATTGATACATGAAAGTGACATCCCAAAACAATCGCCAGCAGCGACCATTGCGCCAGTAATAACTGTGAAAAGAAGAGGATAAAATATGGCTAAGCAGGAATGGTCTAAGGAAGAAAGATTACAGTTTTCGAAAGAGATATTCGATAAAGCTAAATCTATGGGCCTTGGTGTTGAACATCAGCCAGATAAATACGGCGGATTTCTCACAATAAATCCCAATGTTAAAAATAAGGAAGCAAGCCATGTTGAGTGGCAAGTCAGTAAGAACGGTGATGTTCATATGGCTGGCACACTTCCAAGCAATACAAAATCTGGATATAATTTTTTAGTTGATGCTAAGGACTATGAGGCCGATAATATAGAGCGGCGAGACAAGATTCTCCTAAGCAGAAAAGCAGTTAAGTACGAAGGCATAATAGCTACCGCGATGGAAGCATTGGTAGAAGTCCCGACCTTGGGCGGGTGGTACATTAACTGTAATGATGAGGATCTTCGGAAGCTCTGTTACTATTGGGCCAAATGGTTTAATTCGATGGGTGATAATGGCGCCATTCATTCGGACGAAATGACTGTTCAGACTGTTGGTGGAATAGAGTTATTCTCAATGCATTGTCTCTGGCAGTTATACCAAGATGGAGATTCAATCTTTTCTGAACAATGGGAACATATTCCAGTCCCAGAGTTAGGTGGGAAACGCTTTAATCTTCCTTCTAAGTATATCGACCATGATGTAGCTGAGTGTGAGATATCAGAATCCCTTGCCAGTATGGGTGTTGAGGTCATTCGAGTTGAGATGGATGACGATGTTAAGGCTGTTATTGATGGTGGTGGTGAGTTATCTGATGATCAAAAGCTTTTGCGTGACACAATCCCCGAAGAGCTCTTGAAGAAAATGAAGGAAACTACGGAAACAAAGTTTATCCTTCCTTCTGAATTCACAACACATTTTACCAGAAAAAACAATGAGCGTGATGCATGGGGTCAGCCCTTTACCATTAAGTGTTTTCCAGCTCTAGCATATAAGCATAGATTGAGAAATTTGGATCTAGCTACAATTGACGGTCTTGTTCAAAGGGTTTGGATTGTAAAGATTGGTATGGAGAATGAAAAACATCCTTTGGCCACACCTGATAATGATCGTGTTTTACTGGCTGTTTCAGCATTTCAAAAACTCCAGACTCAGAATTTCTTAATATGGAGCGGGCCCGATTTAACTACTGAGGAGTTTGGTTCTTCCCAGAATAATGTTTTAGGTCTTTCCGATAGATATAGCAACGCTGATTATGATATACTGTCGGCTCTTGGTGTTCCCCGTGTTTTGATTGATGGCGGTGGCACTGGAGCCTCTAAGGGTATAGAGGGTTATGCTAAAACCATAGCTCAGATGGAAAGATATCAGATAATGATTGGGCGTTGGATTGAGTCTAAGCTTCGTCAGATAGCCGTAGAGAACAACTTTAAAGATGAGTTTCCAACGTTTCATTGGAACTTTCTTAAAATGCGGGATCAGGACAAGGCTAAGAATATTGTTTCTAAGGTTTACGAAAATGGTGGCATGGGTATTCGTAGTTATCTTAATATGTCTGGAATGGCTGCTGACGATATGATACTTGAAGCTCAGGACGAGAAAACTAAGAATCTTAAAGATACTTTACCCGAACCAAACATTCCTTTCTCAAAGCCTGGTGACAGAGAAGGCGTACCAGATGGTGATGGTGATAATCCTGATTCAAAAAAACCAGACCCAGATTCTAATAGGGAGACAGATTGATAGAACGAACCTGTAAACAGTGCGGTAAGAAATTTATGGTTTGGCCCAATGATTTAAAAAAACGGAAGTGTATATATTGTTCTGTGGAATGCTCTGTGGACTCTCAGCGTCTTAGAAAAGAAATTGAATGTCAATATTGTGGTAAAAAGGTTGAGCTTTGGCCAAGTAGAATGAAAAATGGTAAGGGAAAATATTGTTCTCAAACCTGTTATTCTAAAGATACAACTATTCATTTTGATGGTAAAAGATTTTTAAACACAAAAAGACAGGTGGCAAGAAGAAAAGCTTTAAAAGCATTTGAGCCGATATGTGTTGTTTGTGGTAAGCCAGAAGAACATTGTCACCACAAGGATTGTAATCCAGCAAACAATGACATTACAAACTTAGTTTTATTATGCGAACCATGCCACATCGATATTCATAGAGAGATAAGAGAAAGGGCTGGGTGAGGCGTATGAAACTTCGTATCGTATTAGATGCGGGGCATTAGCTTGGGGGAAAAGACTCTGGGGCTATAGGCTTTAATGGCACCAAGGAAAAAGATTTAAATCTTATATACGCAAAGAAGTTGTTTGATATTCTTGAAGAAGATATAAGATTTAAGCCAATACTAACTCGAAATGACGACACTTACCTGAAGTTGTCGGAGAGAGCAAGGATAGCAGAGGACGGTGACGCCCATGTCTTTCTTAGCATACATTGTAATGCAAGCGTATCGCGTAAGCCCAACGATGTGCAATTATATTATTACAATGCTAAAAAAGATAAACCTCTGGCAAATGCTTTATTTCAAATGGTAGATAAGATAGACGGGTTCACTTCTAAATGGTCAAGAACTATATTTGGGAACTTCTATGTCTTAAGGAAATTAAAAGATACAAGTATTCCCGCATGTTTAATAGAAATTGCATTTATATCAAATTTAGAAGATGAAGTAAGACTAAACAATCTGAAATTTCAGGATACATTCGTTAAAGAGATAACGAACGGTTTACGGGCTTTTATTTTATTGAGTTAAAATCTTAACGTTAAGAGGAGAAATCCAAATGAGTAACAAACTATATCCAACTGGCAAGTCTATTACAATAAACTATGCCGACAAGTTGAATGTTGCTGATGCTAGCGATAAAGATCAGATAAAAACGATCACTATCGAAGACCTTATTAATAAAATAGGTCTTAGTACTAGCACCAGCACAAGTACGTCAAGCAGCACAAGTACAAGTACTTCCAGCACATCCAGTACAACTACGTAATTAGATTAGCTTTTAATGAGGAGAAATTAAAATGAGCAACAAATTATTTCCAACTGGCTTATCGATTACGTTAGATTATTCTGATAAGCTAAATCTCGGCGATGCTAGTGATAAGGATTCGATAAAAACGATCACTATCGAAGAGCTTATAGACAAGCTAGGTCTAACAACAAGTACAAGCTCTAGTACTTCTACTACTAGTTCTAGTACAAGTACTACTAGTTCCAGTACATCGAGTTCTACGAGTTCAAGCTCAAGTACGAGCACTACGTCAAGTAGCACCAGTACAAGTTCAACATCGTCTACAACTACGTAATAAAATAGCCCTCATTTTGGGGGCTTTTTTATCTTTTTTTTATTTTTGCAATATTTTTTGCAATCCAGGGTATATATGAGAGGTATTTTATGGAAAATGAACTGACTTATTTTAAAGCTGAGTTAAAAGTGATGTATCCAGATCTATCAGATGCTAATCTTCATGCTTCTGCGATGACTATGATCAAGCGTAGGTGGAGAAAAGAGAAGGACGGATGGAAGATGCGTGGCGGTATGGTATCTCAGATCACCAAAGAAGAGTACTTTAAATTAGAAATAAAAAGACCCAGCATGCCTAATAAGCCTGATTTTAGTAAACAACAGGAAACTGCTTGTGCTGACTTCAAAGGATATCCTTATAGTTTTCGGTTGCATGGAACTATGGAGATGATTGACGAGGCGCAAGTCCCATCCCAATTAGAATATATCAAAAGTGGTAAATCAGATTTTAAGAATGCTCGTCCAAATGATTATTTGTTATTGAAGAGCGTTCTCTGCACAAGCTTGCCGTTTGTCAACGCAAATGGTGATGCTTTCGATCCCGCCGATTTAAAGGAGGCCGTGGAATCTGGACAACTAGATAGATATCAGCCCGCTATCGTTGACTGGAGACATGACTTTCAAGTTTATGGTACGACTATAGGTGCCGAGATTGTTGATAAAAAAGTAGAAGTAGAAGGCTTTGGAAAACAAGAAGTGAAACAGATTATTGTATACAGCATATTCCACTCTTGGTTATTCCCAGATAAAGCAGAAAAGCTTCGTAAGTGGGCCGAAAAAGGAATTTTAACTTTTTCTATGGCTTGTGGCGCTGAGTCTATTGAATGGAAGAGTGAAGATATGGTACGTGTATTGAAAAAACCACATTTTGTTGCCAATTCTATCATTCCTCCTGATTCTGATCCAGCGGACGAAAATGCAACGCTGATAAAGATGGCTAACAAGCAAGAGGAAGACATTCCTGTTGTGTATTCGAATTATGCACAAATACCTGAGGGTGTTACGTGTGCATGGTATAATGAACAAAATGAATCTGTAAATAATACAGGAGAAGACATGGATTACAAAGAGCAATATGATGCGCTACAGTTAAAGTTGGTTGAAGTAGAAAAGGCTAATGAAATATTAGTAAAAGCCAACGCTGATTTGGAAAAAACTGAAGCGGCTAAGAAAATCGAAGAGCTGACGAAATCTATAGAAGCCTTAGAACTTAAGGTTGAAGAGATGACAAAAGCTTCTGAGAAATTCGAGGCGGATATGTCTGCTAAGCAGACAGAACTTGACACTGCAACAACAGCGCTAACAGAGGCTAATGAGCAGTTGAAAGAATTGCGTTCCGTTGAAGTTGAGCGTATCAACGAGGAGCGTAAAGCTGAAATCGCTAAAGTAATTGGTGATGATGAGGAAAAGATTGAATTCTGGCTCAGTAAGTACCAAGCTACTATAAGTGACGAAGGTAAAATAGTTGATCCGAAAGAAGATTTTGAAGCTACAATGGCCGCTATTCCCGTTGCACCCGAGAAAGAATTGACTGCAGAGGAAAAAGAAGCCAAAGCGAAAGCCGAAGCTGAGAATGTCAAGAAATCGGAAAAAACTAAACGGTCTGAGGAAGAAGTCGTTGTGGCAACTAAGAAAGCTGAAGAAAAAGGCATCCTTAGTAACGTAATGGCATAATTTTTTTATCGTTTATTAACTTTTAAATCTTTATGGAGAAATTAAATGCTTACATTTTTAAACCCTAAGGCCGAAGACAAACAGCCTGCAACTGCTGGTGAAGAATTGACGCAGGGTATGTGGGTTACTGAAACTGGCCTGAGTGCAACAACTGGTCTGCCTACTTTAATGAAGGTAGACAGTGATGGACTGGCAAAGTATGCTCGCCACTTGATTTATCTTGTGTCGAAATACCCCGTTGATATTGAATATGCCGACTCTACATGGGAAACCATAGATTCTGGCGACGAAGTTATCAGAAATGGTAATCAAGGTGGATTGCTTGTGGAAGACAGTACTCTAAATGACAATAGTACAACTTCCGATTGGGAAAACGCCACTTTTGGTGATTTGCTTGTACTTAACACTGATGGTTTTTTAACAATCGTTGGTGCTGGTGATGCTAATACTGCCAGAACACACATTGCTAAGTTTGTTCGTTACGTAAATGGTATCGTTTGGTATGAGACCGTTGGTAGCAACTACACAGCATAATAATTAATATTTAAACCCTTAATAGGAGTATGATAAATTGCTGATAAGTAATTTGAAATATGACAAAGAAGCGTTTGACTGGAAACAAGTTGCTTTCCAGAACGCTGCGGGACAGGAAGACAAAGCTCTTGCTGCTCGTTTCACCAGCCGCTCTCAGTGGGATGATGCCATGAAAGAGGAAACACAGAATCTTTTTGCGGATATCGACCCTACTAATAACACTAAGAGCATCGATAAGCTGGACGCTATAGCTGAAAAGGTATTTGAAAAAGTGAAGAAAGTTGTCACAACAAATAACCCTGTTCCTTTAATGTATGATGTAAAGAAGGGCCAGCTTGGCAAACAACTCGAAGCCCATGAAATACAGGGTGGAAGAGTTTATAATAGGACATATGGCGGATATATGAATATCAGTCAGTTGAAACATGTCGTTTACACGATTAGCTCCCGTCCTGCAACTGTTCATTTTCAACTTCCGATCGAACAGTTAAAGGTTGGCCGTTATACTGTGGCCGATTTGGTTTTTGCTGCGTCTCAGGCAATAATCCGTTATAAAACTGCTCTTGCTTATGACACATACGTAACTGCTTATACATCTGGTAGTACTGGATATGTCACTAATGCAAGTAATGCCGCGATCACTAAAACTGTTATTGACAACGCAACTGACGCCTTGGCTGATTTTGATGTTGACAGTATCACTGTTTTTGGTCGTTATTCTAAATTAACACCGCTGATGGATTTCACTGGCTATGCTGATGTTGCTCTTGAGGAAATGCGTAAATCTGGCGTTATCGGAAGATACCGTGGATCTAACATTCTTCGCGTGAAATATGATGTTGATGAAGTTTATGCGACAGAGGCTTTTGGGGACTCAAGTTTATTCTTGCTTTCCAACGAAAAGAACTTTAATCGCTATGTTGAGACTGAACCCTTGACAAAGAATCAGTGGATCGATCCTTCTGATAAAACTATGCACATGACCTTTTCCTTTGAAGATGGCGCAGCCATTTGGAAATTGAAATATGGTCACAGGATCTATAACGTTGGCTAATGTTGAAAGACATAATCTAACACCGTAAATTATTAGGGGCGATGCTATGGTGTCGCTCCTATTTTTTTAAAGAAAAGGAGTATATCATGAGTAGAAAGTCTCAATTAAATATCTTAAAAAAGGACGAACTTGTTGGTAATATCATGGATCTTGAAACACAGATCAGCGAGTTATCAAAAAAAGTAGAGACAGGTTCTATTGAAAAAGACGTTCAAACATCTGTTGAATCTGCTAGCATGCAAGAATTGCTAGAGCAAAATAGGCGTTTGAGAGAAGAACTTGATCGGAAAAAAGAATCCGATAAATTTGTTTTTATTGAATGCCAATCCAAGGGTCGTGTATGGTTACCAGCTCCTGAATCTAGGAGTGGGGATCCAGCCGATCGTGAGAAGGGTAGGATGTTAAAAGGTAATAAGGCCTTTGCTGTTATTCCAGCTTACTGGATGCTTGATTTTATTGCCAATGAAAATCCAGCTCTTAAGGATGGCGAGATTATTATTAATAATTCCCGAGGTAGAGCGTTAAATCCGAACATTGTGTTTGTTGATTTTGATCTACCAGATGAATTCCTTGCCGCCTCCATAAAGACCGTTGATATTGAACGGCTTGTGAAGAAGGCTGACAATGGCATTTATGACTTTATAAAAGCTCATAAAACTGAACGGAATATACTTAGCAGGGCAAAGGGAGTTGTTGATGAGGCTACCACCAAGGAAGAGGAAAAGGATGAGAAAAAGCAAGACCAAACTCTCATTTCTTTTTTAACAAGCGTTTCTATACATATAGATGAAATCCTCAATCCCAATAGGGAGGCAGAGGGCGCCGCTAGGAAAAGAGAAGAAGAAATTTTACTAAAAACGGTATAAGGATTAAAGACTATCATGCCGCAAATATCAGAAGCGATCGCATATCAATTAATGAAAGACCTGTGGAGGAGAGATACTGCATACGAGCTAACCGATGCGTTGGCTTGGAAGTATTTTAAGACCGCTGTCTATCATGTTGAAACTATAGATTACATAAAGGACAATGAGTGGGACGTTGCAGTAGATAACAAGATTACATTTACTACAACGCCGACAAATGCCTCTTATATGCTGTATATATACCGAGCTCTTGACGATCTTTTAGTTGCTACTATAAGTGGTAAGCTGGAGGATGAAAAGCTCGGCGTTCTATGGCGCTCAGGGATGGACTCAATAAGCACTGCAACGGCAGGGAGAGTTCAAAAAAGCATGAGTGAGGATTTTGCTCAGAGATATAAGGACGCTTTGCAAAAGATAAAAACCGCTGGTCTTACTATTTGGCGATACGATATTTTTGATGACCTTTAATCCCATAGGAGCTTGAGATGATAGATAGTCTTGCTAGTTTATGGGAAACCAACGTGAATAGGTTCTACACCGATTCGAACGATAAGGTGACTATTCACTATAAACCCACCAGAACAGGCTCCAATGTTCGCTACGACGAATTTTACAATGAGAGCACTAACCCTGCAGACCCTTCAAACATCGGTGTTACAGAAGAAGCGACAGACACGACTGAGGCATACGGTAAAGTACACCTTGATTTATATGGTGCATCTATTGGGGGGGCAGAGGCAGATCAACAGATCGAGATAGGGAAGTTTTCCCAGTCAGATGCTCTTGTTACTTGTTTACTGAGCGGAGTACAAACATCTGCTTCTGGAGAGCCAATAAGAACGAGTTTTCATGGATCAACATATGTTGTTATCGATAAAGATAAACAAAGATATAAGGTTGATGGGATAAAAACTAGGGGCATGGCTGGCTCTTATTTGGTGGATGTTTTTTTATCGCTTACCAATAAAAAGGACTTATAATATGAGGCATAAGGATTGTTTGAATGAACAACGAGCCGCTACAAGGGAATTATTAACAGTTTTCGAAGATATTTGTAAACGGTACAGCGTTCACCCTAAAGACTATAATGCTTTTAGGGCTATGTTAAAATCAAAGATGTTTCGCATCATGAACATTTGGCATTTATTTTTCGCCACAGTTGTTGATGCAAAATTTCACAAGAAGGTTAATGAGGATGGAGAAGATCCCAAGACTCATTTAAAGGAAGATAATGGCCAGAATACAGGACAGTAGAAATATAATTTTATCTATGAAAGATTATATTGAGTCGCTACTTACGGTTGATGGCTATTCTTTTACTTTTGTATCAGATTGGAATTTGGGTAAAGAAATTGTACTTCCTGTAGACTATACTGACCCAGATACACAAGTTGCTTTGCCTGCGGGTAAAATAACTATTTTGAGCAGACCCCCTGGAAAATTTATTGAGATAGGCGGGTCAACTAAAGAGGCAACTTACTTCATTAGCATTCTTATTCGAGGTGAATCAGAAGGAAGCATATCTGATCTACTCGACTTTTTTCATAATAAACTTGAGGGAGATCATAGTGTAATAGGGGACGTGCTTTTGCCTATTAAGGATTTCACCGATACTGGCTACCCAAGCGAATATGCGCCAACGATTTATACATTGGAAATAAATGACGTTAGATCGAGACGAATGCTGGAATTTGATGCTACTAATATTGCTGAAAGGTATTCTGGAAACGTAAGCGTCTTCGGGAGTTTACTGAAATCTCGCGGAGAATAGAATGAGAGTATTAATTGTTTCAGAAAATTTAACACTTATTAGAAATATGAGAGAGTGGTATTCTAGAAGAATTAATCACGGATCTCTTATAATTGATCATGCCGTTACTACAGAAGAGTCTAAAGAATACATAGAGAGGTATGATTATGATCATATATTTCATAACGGACTGTATGTTATAGATGCTATAGAGAGGCATCAACGCGGTGCCGAAGTTTGGAATATTGGTAATATGAATAATGAATACCAAAATGTATTAGATGTTAATAGTAAAAAAAGTTTCTCTAATATTTTTAATAAAAAATATTTGCAATCAGGGGTTAATATAGGAGGGGCATTCGCCGTTATGACTGTTTTGGTAGGAATGGTAACATGGGCAGTGACTCTTCGGGCTGATGTTGATAATGATATCAAGGATATGGGTGATGTTAAAGTCATCATAACCGAGATAAAAACAGATCAAAAAGACATTTCAAAAGAATTAAATGAATTGACAACGGCTTTCAAGTATGTCTATAAGGATGAAATTGAAAAAGCCAAAAAAATAACAGGAGTTAGTAATGATTAATCATTATGATAAAGTTTGGTACTGTGACCAGTGGGTAATCACGAGGTTACAGTCTACTAGTTGGGATCAAGAAATTAGCGATGAAGATGTCGAGGAGATTGGAAATCCTGGTATCATCGAAACTATTATTGATCCGATTGTACCTAACACTGTTACCTTAAACACAAATGATTGGGGAGCAACCGACTTTATAGCTCAGGTTATGGGCTCGGAAGCTGACGTTGATGGCGCTGGAAATCCTTATGATAGTGCCAGTGGAAATCGTAACTCATGGACAGTAACTAGTGCTGATATGAATGTCCAAAAGTGTGATCTCATCGTTCAGGCCCAAGATACTCAGTTCGAGAGACATAGTACTTGGATTCCCAATGCTGCTATTACTTCTGCAAACTGGGCGTATAGTGTTGATGGTAACGCAACTGAAAATGTTACCCTTCGTGGTGACGCTGACCGACATTTGTTCGGTGAGTTTCAAGATGCTGGTGTTTTAGTTCTGGGATATGCTTCTGGAACCACAGCAGCATGTACCGATGCGGGCGTTGGCGCTGCAGCCAGAACTGCATTATTTTATTCTGTAAATGGAACTATTTATGATGATAGCGATATTACCTCTCTTACTGGTACTCCCGCTGTATTGACAGTTACTACTGGTGGAAGATTTTCCGTTGGTGACAGAATTAGAGTTTGCTATTTTGAAGATAGTCCAGGAACTATGGAACAATTAGATACATCAGAACTTGGTGCTATCAAGGGTTCTTATGTTGTTGCGGGCCTTGGCGCTCAGTCGGTAGTTGGAGCCGCAACAAAAACTCTTCGCTTGCAGTCTGTTGATGTTACATCAACGCCTACTCGGGAAGATATAAAAGAAATTGGAACTGAACAGTTGGTTGATACGCTTATGATTAAACATGAGGTTTCAATCGAAGCTACGGTTCTTGAAGAGGACATGGAAAACTTTGCAAGAATGCATGGTGTCACTGGTTCTGAATGGACAGATAGAGCTAGCACTGGCGTTGTTACAAAGCTTACCGATTCTATTGGTGTTGCTCAGGAGCTTTATGTTAGAGTATATGACGCTAGTGATCAGGGCACTTTGCTCAAAACATTAAATTGTACTGATTTAAGACTTTTAAGGAGTCCCTTTAGTTTAGATGTTGGTGGGCAGTCAAGTTATACATTGTCATTTCGTGGCGATAACTGGAGCTGGGCTGGTGAGGGTGCTGTTGGTAGGTTGGTTAACGCTTATCCATCTATCTGGGATGTTGTACCTGGTGGAACTTCTACATCTACCTCTACAACTACTACTACAATTACGTAAGAATAATTAACGGGATTGCCTCTTATACAAGGGGCAATCCCCTTTTTTTGAAAAGAAAAGGAGCGTGTTATGTCTGACGAAAAAGACGTTGGGATAGAACATAAGAAACAGGAAATAGAGGTAAAAGATAATGCTAAGCTTGAGGAAGTTTTGCGTGGTTACCGCATCCTCTATTTTGATGAAGAGCATTTTCTCGCCAAACAGTTTAAAATAAACTCCATCCGTATTTATGACAAATCTGTCTTATCTATTTCTCGTTATGGTGACGAGCTATTCACCCGCACAAAAAATAAGTTACAAAAAGACCCAGATATGCTTACTCA